ATCCATACCAGATTCTGTGCTTTCTAGATACTCCCTACGAAGAGAGGTTTCCCAATTCTTTGAACTCTCCACTATAGTAGGTATGAAGCGAAGCATGAAGGAGTCTTCTGCCCGTCTAATAGAGGGTACACGGGACTTACTACCCATTTCGTAAGCACTAAATCCTTTCTCTGTTAGGTACTCACCTTCAGGAGAATTAGCTTCAAACATAGTAGTACCTGCAACAATACCTAAGCCCATCTCCTTACGTTCACGGTTCTCTCTAAACAAATCTACACGTGGATCACGTCCATCTGTTTCTTCAGACGGTGTAAATAAATTAGTAATACCCTGTGTCCTAAGACCTCGCTCAGTTTCTGCTGCTAACTTAGCTGGGAAACTTTCAGTTAAGGTATCCCTGTCTTCAGCTTGATCTGTGTAAGTAGCGGGACGATAACCCGTCACACGTTGCAGTTCACTAACTTGCGTAATAGGTATAGCCCATGTACGTATGTAGTCTGCTATAGCTCTAGCTACAACCCTTTTACCCGCCTCTGACGATACTACATCCCCTTCCTCAGATAGTATGTTTGATATTTCTTCTACAAAAACATTGCCTGTACCTGTTCTAGCTGCAGTACCTAAGAAAACTTCTTGCGCATCTTTAATATCAAACCAATTATTAAATGTTCCTGTTCCTTCTTCGGCTATACCAGTAAGTTTCATTGCCCCTACTACAGGTACTACGTTTGCCACTACAGAATTACCCAAACGTTTCATTGCTTCAGCAATCCATAAAGCCTGTCTCATAGGGAAGAAAGACGTTGCATCCCACACAGTATCTTCAGAAGTATTCATTTGTTTATAGTCTTCAGGAGCATCATCTGACATACGATAATTGTATGCTGCAGTAATTGCAACTAACCCAGATANATTACGTGATATATTCTGCCTGTCTTTTGCATCAAATTCATCGCCCCACTTTTTACCGTTTACTTTAAANGCCCTTTTAATTGCAGGGTTAAATGCACCCGCACTATACTGACCCATAAGCTCTAAGGATTTAAACATAAAGCGAGGGAAGGGTGTGGTAAATGCAGTTAAACCATTACGTGTTAAGAAATTACTAATCTCATTGAACACAGGTATCTCAGGTGGTGATGCATACGTAATATCTAAGGCACGTCTAGTTGAGTCTTCTATTAGTTGAGCAAACTCAGGCGCACCTTTGGGGCGTATACCTTTGTTACCCTCCATGAGATCAAACAGCTTACCCTCTTCTAGTAACTTAATTAAATCTGTATTGTATTCTCTCTTAACTAGTCTCTCTAGTTCTCCAATAAAAGCACCACGCCTAATAATAAATTCTTGTATTCTATTGGGTGTATTTAACATGCTAACAAGGTCTTCTACTTTAGACAAAGAAGCATCTAGTACTCCACCACTACCTCTACCTGTAGAAGTTTGGTATTCATTAACAAGATCAAACAGGTTATTATGTTTAGCCTGAAACTCAGGACGTTTAAGAATAAAGTCAGTAAGTTCTTTAGATAGAATAGGATTTAAATAAGTACGCTGCAACATCTTAGTTGAACCACGCCAGTTAGACGGAGACACTATTGATTTAACACCTTGGATCGTTGCATTTTTAGTGGCTCTAACTACGCCAACATCTGCACGTGTTCTAAATTCCTTTGTCATGTCTAGAAGAGTTGTGTCCATGACATTTTCTAGAGTTTCTAGTGGCATACGTATTGCAGCAGAACCAAAGTTACGTGACGCTGTTTTAACCATAGACACCATACCACCACGGCGTATGTTCTCTACTCGCCGCCAGTTACGCAACCAATCAGCTTGCATACGATCTCGTACTTTATCTTTAGATCTATTAATTTCATCAACTGATTTTGCTCTACGTATCATAGATAGTTTTTGTAATATCTTACCCGCTTCAGAGCCAGAACCTACAACCATATTAACATAGTCATTAAAAGATAGACCGTATTCCGATAAAGTATCTGCTAGTTCGTCCGTATCTACGCCTATCTTTTTATCTGTAGTTAAGTCGAATAATGTTTCTATAACTGTTTTCTTTTTACCATCTGCATTTAGCTTATTAAATTCTCCAGCGTATTTTTTGTTGTTTTTAAAACGTGACGCTACTCCTACAATAGCATTAAACGTTTCTGATTTTAGTAAAGGATTAACTATGTCTTCTGCTTCATCTGTAACATCTGTAAATACTTTGGCGTCCGTTAAATCTCCAAACACACCCTCGGCAGTTTTTCTGTCCTTCATAAACGCTTCTGCACGAAACTGTTGAGCTTCCATTACTTCTTGTGCAACGCGCAAACCTTCTTTCTTTGCGGCATCTACATCTAAAGTTACTATCTTCTTACCATCTACTATTTTTATCATAGATAAGTTTCCAGAACCAGACGCATTTTGATAATCTTTAAGCAACTCTTCTGCTAGATCTGCGTTTTCTGCAGTAGCCATCTCTGCTTTAGCGGCACGTGCTGCCTTAGTAAAGGCATCTGCACTAGTTATATTTTCCATTATTCTTGTACTTGGTAGTGCCGATTTGATAGCTTTTCCAACAGGCTTTGCTACAATTGCTGTCCCAGGAATAACAGTAATCGCCTCCAGTGCAGCAATACCTAGATTACCTGCAGCACTCCAGTAATCACCCTGACTTACGTTGTACCTAGCATCCGCTACTAAATCTGGTATATCTATAATACCCATTGCTGCGCCTAAAACTGGAGTAAAGTCTGCGCCCGATATTACAAAAGTAATTGTTGGTATATCATATCCTGCATCAACCATACCCTCTGTCATTTCTCTACGTAAAGGGTTCGGGTCATTCAATAGCTCATTGACTAATGAAGCTTTGTCTTTATACACTTGCTCTAAGTTTTGTTTTACTGTCTCTCTAGTGGGGCGCTGCTCGTCTAAACCTTTACCTGTAACAGAAGGTTTGGGCACCATTGCAACGGGTCTACCCTCCCTAATTGCGGCGGCAACTGCAAATTCATATCCTTGTTTTGCTACTTCATAATCAGGCTGTGAGTTTTCCCACCCCTGTAACGCAAGCTCAAAAGATTTTTCTGAATTTTTAGCCATCTCTGCATAGTCTCTTTTAAACAAAGCAGTTACTCTCGGATCGGGAGGAAGATCTTCTAGGAGTTCGTCTTGAGTTTCTTCTGCAGCATCGGGTAGAATCTCTTTAATAGATTCAGCTTCTTTAACTTCATCTATTGTAGATGGTACATAAACTTCTGAGTCATTTGCTTCTTGCTCCATGACAGTATCAGACGTAAATATACCTTGATCTACAGAGGTTTCTGTAGAGTAATCTTCTGAATAATCGTCTGATAAAAATAAATCTGAGGAATCATCTAATGAAAAAATATTACTTTCATCTTCCTCAGAGTCAAAGTTATCTACTAAAAAAAGATCTCCAGAATTATCCATTATGCCCCCAAAGCCAACCAGAAGAAGATTTTACTGCGTATACCTTACGTCCATTATGTACATACTGTATCACAGTATTTATTTTAGCGTCACTATAACTCCTTTTAATTGTGTCTACGTCCATAGGCACTACGGCACCATCTATTACTGTTTCTTGAAGGGGTATGTACAGATCTGTACCATTCGTCATTAAAGCTTGCGCCTGATCGTTATTTCCTGCAGCATTAGCTGTAGCAATTTCAGTATTCCAATCTGTTATAGCGTTAGTAACTACTTCTTTTTTAGTGCTGTTATATATTTTAAATAGCTCAGTTATTGCCACCTTTGCTTCTTTTGAATCTTTCCAACCTGCATTTTGCTGCCTCTGCCGCAAGGCTTGAAAAGCTTTCCCATAACCCGCAGCAACATCTGCTTCATTACCAGCAGTAAAACTTTCAATGATATTTTCGGGAGTCATATTTACAAAATCTTTACCTTCAAACTGTAAATTAACTGCGTTATTAATCATACTATCTATACTAGTTTTACTAAACCAATCTGTCTTTTCCGTGTCTGTACTACTTCTAAAGGCAGAGTACTTTTCACTTGTAGTATCATATATACTTTGAAGATTCAATCTTTCCTCTTCACTAGTTGCCCTAGACATTCTATCATCTAATTCAACTAGACGAGCTTCAAAGCTTTTAGCCTTACTAACCACCTGACTTTTTAGTGGCGCAAACTGCTGAGCAAAAGGTATAGGTTTTTGATCCGCAGGTGCACCTTCACTTTGCTGCTCCATTAATTGCAGAGCATACGATTGACTAGGGTTTTGCCCTGCTTCCATATACGTAGTGGCTTTACTTAAAGCAAATTCTCCAGCGGCCCTACCATTACTAAGTATGTCTGCAGCTTGCTCAGGTGTATACACAAGAGCTAATTTCTCTGCGATAGCATCTATCTCTGCCTGCTTTTCAGCCTTTAATTCACTAGCCCTACGCCCTGCCGCACGTGCCTCTTTGTCTCGTTGTTTTTTATCCGCACGTTCTTCAAGGCGAATACGTGCTTCTTCTTCTCTTTCCTCTAATAACTTAGCTGAAATTGAATCACTTAAACCACCTACAAATGCCCCTATATTAAATGCCATTACTATCTCCTAGCCATTAAACCTTTTGGTTCTTCCTGTAATTCAGGTACTTCTTGAACCTCTTGCTGTTCGACCTGTGAACTTTTATTTTTTATCTTCTCTGTTGCGCGTTTAACAGCCAATGCAATTTTAGAATCAGGAAACTTATCAGGATCTTCTTCAGGGCGTTCCGTACCCAGCTTGTATTCTATATTGTTTTGATCGCCTATAAGCGCCATCATCTCCATCAACAACGGTTGAATTAACATGCCAACATCTAATGTGTGTAGACCCTGCATAACTCCACCTAACTGTATAGAATTTGATATGACACTTAGTGGATTTCCAAGTTCCATAACATCTAACAATTCATCTTGAAACTCTGGGTTTAAAAGCTTAGAGGAATAAAACTCTAGTGCTTCATCTACCGTTTCATATTTAGCAGGTTGTTGCCAAGGTCTACTTCCCATTTCAGAAACCATGCCTTGCCCACCTATGGGAGCATCAAACATATTTGGATTATCCATCTTTAAGCGCCTTTCTAGCAGCGTTTAGTTCTTTAAAGTAACCAACAATCATGTCATTGGTATCTTCTGCTTTATCTTCTTTCCTACTAAATGTACGTTGCAGCAAACCGCCACGATCTGTACTAGTAGACGTTGCTATGGATTTAGCTTTAGCTTTGTTTGCCAAATTTAAATAACTGGCTACATGATTATTATACATTACTATATACCCTTCCTATTAAAACCCAAGAATACTACCTGCTATACTACCTGTACTAGAAGTTAATATGTTACCAACAAGAGCACCAAGTGCGCTAGAGCTTTGATAGTCTTCTGCCATTTTAGCTCTATCTATACTGGACTTTGCTTGTAGTTCTGCTATAGCTAAATTAGACGCACGATCTCTGTCATTATTAGCCGTTTTAAATGCCCAATCCATTGTGTCATTATAGTAACTAAACAAATTATTGTATGCAGTATTAGATATATCTAGCGCAGCTTTTGCATTCAACTCATTCTCTCTATTTATAGTAGCGTTATCTGCAGTAGCAATTTGTCTGCGCCAACTAGCGTTAAACTGATCGACCACTAAGCTGTTAGAAGAATTAAATTCCTCACGTTGATTTTGTACATTGGCATTAAATTGCTGCATAGCATTTTCTTGTCCTGAATTAAACTGTTCCATTGCATTTGTTTGAGTCGAATTGAACTGACTAACTTGAGATTGTAACCCACTATAGAATTGATCTACTTGATTCTTAGATGTAGCATTAAAAGACTTAGCAGCGTTATCTGCAGCAACATCGTTAAACAAAGATTGTATACGTGACTGCGCATTTAATACATTAGTAGACTGTTCGTTAGATAAATTAGCCATGTCCATTTGCATAAAGCTTTGTGCATTTTGTGTGGCTGCTTGCTGCCTGTTACTAAGGTTAGCCATATCTAAGTTAGATAGTGCTGCAGCTTCTGCCATAACCATAGCCTGTTTATTTCCAAGATTAGCTAAGTTCATAGTGTTAGCTATACGAGAGTTTTCTAACGCCACCTGTTGCTCTGCAGTAAAGTTCATGTTAGCTACATCTGCTATCTTAGCGGAGTTTAATACCCTTGCTTGGAAAGCTTGATCAAACTCTTGACCAATAAAAGATGCACGTTGTTCTGCTGCAAGCATAGCACGTGCTTGTCGGTTTGACAAGTTCTGACTTTCAAAACTTGCAAATGTTTTTGCGTCAGCTTGCGCAATAGGTAGTGCACTTTCTAGTGCAGCCTGCACCATAGCCTGCCCTGCCATAGATGATGCGGATAGTCCACGTGCTGCCATCTGTGAAGTAACGCCACGTAAAGCACCTGCCGCCCATGAAGGTGGATTAGCTGCATCGAAGTTCTCTGTAAGACTAGCCATCTGCCCTTGTACAGTAGCCTTCTCTGTAGGTGTAGCTTCTGCAGCTTCAATTGCCTCTGAAAACTTTGCTGCTTTAGCGGCATTAAAGGTAGGTTCTATTAACTCACCATCTTGTATTTCACGTTTAGTAGGACTATCCATAAGAATAGCTTTACCAGTTTCAGCTTCTAAGTCAGAAACAGATGACTCTGTTTGTTGCTCCGCTGTAACCTTAGCGTCTTCAGATACTTCCCCTGTAGCTGTCTCTGTTTTATCTAACGTATCTTCTATGGTGTCGCCAGATTTAGTAGCTTGAATTGTCTCTGCCGTACTCGCTACAACATTATCCGCTTTAGCGGTGCTTTCTACCTTATCTGTCGTACCTGTTTTAGCGTCACCTGCCTGACCTGATGTAGCACCTACATTCTGGTTATCATCAACTGCTATTTTCTTTGCGTCTACCTTCATTTCATCTGTCATACTAGCAGCAGGATCTTCTACTCTACCAACAACAACTTCAGGAACTGTTTTTTGTTCTGGTTGATCTACCTTAGTTTGTATGTCTAGCGAGTTGGTTTCTTCGTCTACAGACAAACCACCTTCTTCATACTTTTTAGCGTAGCCGCCACGTGCCATCTGCATAGCTGCTTGTTGATACGAGTTCATTCGTTGCATAGCTGCAGGATTTCCCTGAAGGTACTGATTAAAGTTACCCATATCTCCCTGATAGCCCATACTACCAGCAATTCTCTGTAAAGCGTCAGGTTTAAACCCTTTAAACTGCATCATTTTATTTTTCCTTATCCATTAACTACTTCGTTTACGCCCCATATCATAGCACTTGAACCACCAATAAAAAATAGTATTCCAATTGCTACAGATATAAACCAAAATATCGTATCTCTTCTTGCGGCTTCGGCTTCTAACAATTTCTTTTGTCTGGCTCTTGCCAATCCCTGCTCCCTAACGACTTGTTCCCACATTCCTGGGGGTCCGTATAGTTGACAGACGGAACGTAATTCGTTCATAGCTTCTTTATGTTTCATCTTGGCATTTGCTATCGCAAAGCCCTCTTCTTCTGTAGAGCTTAACCTACCTAATGGACCTTTGTGCCTACCTTTTTCACAGGCATGTATGTCAGCTTCTAGTTTGGCAAGTTTACCAAATTGAGGAAGTATGGAACCTATGTCCTTTCCTGCTCTAACAGCACTAGATACAGAACCTGCAATTTGACTAACTGCACCCGCTAGAGCAAGAACCTCTATCATCTAACTACCTAGCTTCATCCATATCGCAGCACCTATAAAAGTAAACACAGCTACTGTTGTTATCTTTACAAAAGTATTCCATATACTTTTTCTTGTATCTCTCCATGTATCCAACAAGCTTCGTATCTCACGTATGTCTACAGCAGCACTTTCGTCACTAAGACCCAGCTCTTGTAGTGCTTGTTTAGCACCACGTTTAGCCGCTCTATCTAACATTGCTTCAAGCTTATCGGGGGTTAAGGTATCCATTTTATTCTGCAGGCTTTGCAGGTTCAACAATAACTTTACCCTGACTATCTGTCCAATCAGTAGCTGCGTCAAGCATGTGAGGATCTTTACGTTCACCAACAACCATCCATGAGATAGTGTCGGTACAATCTGCGTCTTGCGCAACAATAGTAAGAGTGTTACCCGACACGCTTCCCTTAACTGAAGCCCAACCCGATTCATTAGATGTGAAACATTGTACATCTTCACACAGAGCAACAAATGTACCATCTGTCATTCCTGCAGCAATATCAATGTCTACTGTTGCAGTGCTATCTACCAGTGCCACACGCCCACGATAGATAAGGTCTGCTTGTGGTCCCTCAATAAATGAGTGGACTAAGTGGTGTGTATCTGCTTTAGCTGGTAGTGGATGGTCAATCTTAAATGAACCTGACCCTTTAGATACAGCACCTGTTACGCTCAACGCACCACTAATATTTACTTTTGAACCTGACACACCACCCGCAGGTTTAAAATTTATAGTACCGTTATCAATATGCATGTACGCCGTGTCACTACTCATAACTTGGGGCGCGCCATTCAGTATTATGTAAAATTTACTTAATGGCTGAGGGCCACTTGCGTCCTGCTGAAAATAAATAGATGCTGGAGAGGTGGTGTTGTGTATGCTGATAGATTCTGGTTCTAGTGCGCCGCTAGTAATAGTGCCTGGAACATCTAGACCACTTTCACTTATAGTAGCTCTAGTAGACCATGTGTTTAACGCAGCATCCGCGCCAGAACTGTTAGAAGCTGCCGTTCTAAAAATGTAGGAACCGCCACCAACGTCTAGGCGCATTGCCTTGCCATTAGAGATGTATTTGTATCCGCTGTTGTAGTACGCATTAGTCAAGAAATACGTACTTATGCCAATACTATTAATAACTTGCTTGTCAACCTGTAGGGCATAGCCATCTGACTGAGTACTATGCGTATTAATTGAGACTGTTTGACCTTCTACTTTAACATTTCCACCACCTGAATTTAATGTAATGTCATTAGCTGTATCATTAGCTGTTGTTTCTAGTACCAGTGGCCCACCATTTGCGTCAATGGTTAATCCAGCAGCAGCATTAATAAAAGCATTATTACTAGCATCTCCATAACCTAAAATTAAATTGTAAGTAGAACTAGCAGTACTATGTAGTCTTAAACCACCCGCCCTATTTAAGGTTGTTACTTGTACGTCTGCTCCACTAGCGGTAGTAGTTAATTGAAGTGTCTGTGCGTTACTAAGTTGTAGTAGTCCGTTGTCTGCGTAGGAAAGTGTTGCAGTATCACCACCCGCACCATTCTTAAATATAAAATCATTACCATCAGCATCAAAAGTAATATCACCTGAACTGTCTAATGTAAATCCTGCGCTATTAATAGTATTAATGGTTTGTGTTGCATCAGAGCTAAAAACTGTACCTGTTAAAGTTAAACCTGTACCAGCAGTATATGTAGTATTTGTATCTGTTATGGTAACATTAAAAGTAGTACCGTCTAAAGTCAAACCTGTGCCAGCAGTATAGGTAGTGTTTGTATCTGTGTTAGTGTCAGTAGCATTTAATGTAGTACCTGAAATAGCTAAGTTTGTACCCATAGTAAGCCAATCAAACTTACCTGCGCTATCGTCCCAGAATGCTACTCGGTCTGCATTTGGGTCAGTTAAATCTTGTAATCCTAAATGAGATAGTGCAACACCATCAGCAGTAACAGCAATACCCGTGTGTGGATCTACAGTAAGTGTTCGAGTTGCCGATATATTACCGCCACCTGTTAAGCCATTACCTGCTGTAACGCTAACACTAGTGTGGTTTATGTGTTCATTAGCAACAAAATTATTTAATGAATCATGGTCTATGTTAGCATCATCAGATGTAATAGTTACAGTGTTACTAGCAGCACTGGTGGATATTCCTGTACCGCCTGCTATAGTAAATGTTTCACTATCTAAATCTATAGCAATAGTACCACTATCTGTAGTAATGTCTAAATCTTCTGCAGTTATCTGTGCATCTACGTATGTTTTAATAGCTTTGGCAGAAGCTAAGGTAGTATCTGTTCCTGCAACAGAGGATAAGTCTGTATCTACAGAAGTAACCGCAGTACTACTACCGACAACAAGACTGTTTAAAGTAGCGGCACCTGTAGTTTCAAGTGTAGCGGAATTAACTTTACCACCAAAGTGAGCGTTATCAAATTTTCGTGTGGAACTACCAACATCTATACTTGTAAAACTATTTTTAGGAATGAGCGCATCGTTACCAAATTCATATCTATGGTCTGCGCCAGCTTTTGTTATAGGTGCGCCATTACCAGAAGATGTATCACTGTGATCGTGTCCACCAGTACTTCCAAAGGCAGTTTGTAACGTGTTAAACTCATCGTTGAAATCGTCAGCATCAACAATGTTACCGTTTGCTATCTTACCTGTAGTATCTTGCTTTGTATAACCTGCCATTTTAGTTTTCCTTATTGTCTATCATTTTGTCTAAACTCAAGCACTGCAGTGTCGAGTGTAAAGGTAGGATTTGTACTGTTGTCAGTAACACGTAATGCTACGGTTTTACCAGAACCTATAACACTCTCTGAATATACATTATCTATTTGACCACCGTAAGTTGTTACGACTGTAGAACTAGGAGGAAGTAGTTTTACAATAACTGCGTCTCCCACTGTAGAAGCTACAGATAATGTAACTGTTATATCATAGTTACTACCATCCGCAACACTGCTTAGGGTGTAGGCAGTTATTTCTGCACCATTTACAGTAACAATAGCCTTACTTGTAGATGTAACATTGTAAGGATTATCTTGTATTACATATTGAGTTTGACCTGCTGTAGCTGTAAAACTTTCTACATTAATATACCTAGCACTAGCATCACCGAATACAAAAATAGAATTACTTAATGTACTACTAATGTTAATCGTATCAGGCTGAATAATAGAAGTATCTGAAGATGGAGAAAAATCAAATTTTAAATTGGTGTCTATATCCATGCCACCCGAAGGCTCTATGTACAATGACATTTTATAAAACGTCTTGCGAATTTCGGGATCTGTTAAAGGCATATAAGGAGATTCGTAAATACATTCAATAGCTTCTCCATCAAACGTAGCACCATTATCCATCTGATATACATAACCATCTTCATTGGCAAAGTAAATAGTTTCAACGGAACCAGAGTAAACGCTATCTGCTACAAATGCTTTAATACCTTTTGTACTAGACCACTGAATGCTTTCACCGCCTTGCGATATAAACTTAGTGCCTATCAAACCTGAAGAAGCAGAATCCTGTGTCCCATCAACGTATGCAAATATTCTGTATTGAGCTTTGTTTTTTAAAAGAACTGTACAGTATTGTGTAGTACTATTTAAAAAATCAGTAGCGGTTTTAGTAATTTTATCTGATACAATGTCAAGTCCAAAGTCGCCAATTCTGTCCGTAGCACTTAGCAGCCGTATACCATCTGCAGCTAGATATATAATGTCGCCACCAATTTCTTGAATAGTATCGCCATCTAAACAACCTATTCTGTCTACAATAGGCGATACTGTAAAGTCTGCTGCAGAACTACCTGTCAACTTCTTAATACTATTTTTTGTAAATATAATTAACTGGTCTCTAAATACTACTAAACCTGTTATAGGTTGGGTTATATTTATTTCACCCGCATTATTAGCAACAGAAAGATCGTCTACAGTATACGGTGCTGCAAACTTTAACAAATTGTTTACTGCGTAAAACGCTGTATTTTTAAACATGGCTACATCTGTAGCTCCAGTAACTGAAGAAGAGCTTACTGCTGTTAAGGAGTCATTACTAGTGTTATATATTTGAGGAGAATTTACACCATCTACAAATATAACTTTATCTGTTCCTGTTAAATTAAAATCTACGTGCCGTACTTTACCACCTAAAGAATTTAAAGCATCTCCATTAGTAAGCAATGACCAACCTGAACCCGTGCTTTTATAGTACTTAGTTTCGCTTGAGTCTTCACGTGCTGCAATTATTTTTGTGCTTGATATAGCTTTTAGTGCTAGTACTTTACCTGTACCTGTAACTGCAGAAGTATCGTACTTAGCGTACCCTAGTATTTTAGAGTACCCACCATCTTTTTTAACTTCAAAGTTTTGTAATATGGTGGCCGACCCAATAGCATTTGTACCATGCTGAAGTGGGCTAAGGTTAGATATTAAACCACCCTTAAACTCTACAGGAAATGTTTGCCATTGCGTTGCCATTAATAATGTACTCTTGTATCTCTTACATATTGTGTTCTATTTATGTGTAGACTTCTTAATTGTTTTATACCCTGCTGAAACTTTTGTAAAGATAGCTGTGCTGCTTGAATATCTCCCCTAAATTGATATACATAATACATAGAACCATCTATGATGACATACCTATATTGCTCAGGAAACGTAGGAACATCTGTTGGTAAATCTAAATCAAACCCTATACCATAGTACTCATATACTACTTCGTACTCTTTGTCGGGACTAGGAAATATTATTAGTTCTCTACTGGGCGCTCTTGCAACAAACCGTGGTACGGATTGTGTTGTACCACTACTGTTATATTCGTAATCAGCGTATTTGTCAAGGTATTCTTCGTAAGAAATCTCTTTTAACTTAACTGTTTGATTACCTAATTCTGCATTTCTTTTTATTCTAAAGCTATTCATGTTAATTGTTTTAGCGTCATAAGGCATACTATAACGTACAGTACCAACATTTAATACTTCTTCGGTTTCTATGTGGTTCCAAGGCCACTCAAATTCTTCTGAGTTTACGTGTCGTATTGCAGCATTAACGGAGTCCTTAGCAAAGCTGTAATAGCCAGTAGCGGTACTAAAGTTTTTATTTGAGGCAGAATCATTTACTAGTTCAACCTCATTTAACCGTCTGTTAATATCATTAACAAGCCCTATAAAATTATATTCGTTAGCCATCTACTTATCCTTAATTCTTAAAAATACAGTTCTTTCATAGTAGTTTGCTGGAGAAGTATTAGTAGCGATTCTACAAGTAAATTTATACCTACTTACTTCTGTAGATCCTAGAGATAAAATTATTGTAGTTACTGTAGCTGTATTAGAAAAAGATACAGCCTGTATATTATTTACTTCCGTAGCGTCTGTAAGTTTAGTTCTGTCTCCTGATACCACACTACCTAAACTGTGCGTAGCTGCAGTAGTACCGTCTACACCCCTAGTTAATCCTGTTATAGTACCTGTTGGACTAACTCCTACTCCTAACGAAGCACCACTGTACCGCATAAGTTCTTTACCTATTCGTATTCTACTACCTGCAGTTAAGTCACTAAACGCACTTATATCTGCTACATCAATTGATGTTTGTGTTGATGTCATTGCTTCCGTAGAAGTACTTTCGGTATCCATATCAACAAACCATTCAGCACTAGAAAGACCTATAGCAGATCCAGAACTTGTAGTTCCTAAAAATCTAGACCAATCTATACTGTAGTCTAACTGTTCTTGTGGGTCTTTGTCGGGCCATTTATATGACATGATTTGTCCTTATGCTGCAATAAATATTAATCTATCTTTTCTATAGTCGGATACAATTATAGTACGATAGTCTTGTTCTATATACACTGTTCTATTATCTACGTAAGTAGTTAAGTATATAGTTCTTTCTCTGTTGTAGTTTGTTGTGTATATACTGAAGTCAACATCTTCAATATCAAATACCCAAGCTGCGTTTTGGGTAAATACTAAACCTACAGTAGGTAATGGATTAGTATTTGCTGAAGCCTTACTATCTATTATACTAGGTACTGTAAATGTATTTTGTATACCTGTCAAGGCATTTGTATTAGCCTCGGCATCAAAGCCTACATCCTGTGTTGTAAATACCATACCTGCAGTAGTTTGTATTATGATATTTGCGGTAGCTTTAGTTGGTAGTGTGGCGGGTGTAGTAAAAGTTGCAGGTGTTGCGTCTAATGTTCTATTAGCTTCACCCTTATATAAAACATTAGTTGCGTCAAATGATATAGTAGCTTCTACTGTAGGTAAAGAATTAGTATTAGCTTCTGCGTCAAAGCCTGCGTTATCAGGTGTACTAAATGTCATAGCTACTGTTGGAGATACAAAGTTAGCTTCTGCATCAAAGTCTATAGTAGTAGGATTACTAAACGTAGCCTGCACTGTAGGAGAAACTTTGTTAGCATCAGCAGTAACTGTAACATCTTGAGTACTAAATAGTGCAGATACAGTGTTAGGTAAAGTAATGTTAGATTCAGCATCAAAACCTAGCGTGTTAGTAGTAAACAGCGCAGCTATTGAAGGAGATACAAAGTTAGCTTCTGCGTCAAAAGCTAGATTAGTAGGATTACTAAATGTTACAGTAATACTTCCAGATGCGGCAACGGCAGCACTACTTCCTAATGCAGATACAGGAGTTTCTGATAATGTAGTAAAGCCTAGCATTGT